ATAAAACCTCTTTTCAATTACAAATGCGTTGATTGCGAGGAAACTTACGATCAAAAACCTGAAGATGAAAAGTGTACTTGTGGTGGGGAATTACTAGAGCCAGATCCAAAGCAAAAGAAAGTATTTACGGACTTCATGGATAATCCCAATCCTGAAGTGGACCTATATGAGATAATTAGATCATACTTGAAGTGGGTGCTTTCAATTGACGATTCGTATATCTCTGTCAGCTACATTGGAAAAAACAAAGCTGGCAAGATGATCATCTCAAAGAAGCCCCTGGGATTATTTGTTGAAGATGGATTGCATATACAAAAGATTGAACAAGGCGATGACAAATATGGGTATTTTTGCCCGATCTGCAATCTTGAAGATCACGAAGATAGCTTTTCAGAAGAGATGGGTATTTGCAAACATCACAAAATCCCCCTTTGGGAAACTGCATATGTTCTGGTACAAGGCAGCACTATCACAAGGCGCTATTCAAAGAAAGAGATTATTGAGGGGCATTTCAACAGATTGCTCCCTGATAAGTATGGTACTCCAATCCTTTTTTCATGTTGGGATCAAGTAAAAACAACAAAGCAAATAGATCTATTCAATCTCGGGAACTTTGAAGAAGGCAAACTTGGAAAGATATTTGCATTCTCAAACACTTCACAAGCCGAAGTTGAAGCGATTGGAAGCAGAGTGAAAGAATTACAGGAAGCTGCAAGGAAGCTCAAGAAGAAGATCACTAACATGTGGCTGGCATCCCCTGGCGACTTGGAGATAAAAGATGTTCTTGAAGATCCTTCCAAATTAGAGGCCCTTGAATGGCACAAATACTACCGGGACATTGTTTATTCATGTCACGGCGTAATGCCAGTGTTTGCAGGATCAGTTGAAAGTGGCAAAGCTGGAAACAATCCTGGCCTTCAAATTGAAGTGCAGCACGACACGACCAAAGCCTGGATGAAAGTATTCACGGAGCCAGTTAATACTGTTTTGATGCCTCAGCTTAGTATAACTGATTGGTATTTTGACTTTGAAGAAGTTGAAATTGCTGATGATCGTGAAGATGCAGAGATTGAAAAGATTAGGGCCGAAACAGTTGCTATTTACCAATCATCAGGGTATGAAGTCGAATTCAATGATGATGGATCTTTGAAGCCCCCCAAAAAAATTGAGAAAGAGCCGGAAGATCCAAAAGAAGATGCTAATTCCAAATTAGTAGAAAATGAGAAAAATACTAATCCCCAATTAGTAAAATCACAAAGGCAATGGCACGCATACATACCAAATACTTTTATGGATGATCCAGAACGGATTATGGTGGCAGTTGCACAAAGGTATGGCCAGAATATCAACAATGTTTTTGAAGCTTATAATATTCATGCAGACCGGAGCAGATTGATTCATGAGATTGAATCTGAAATAACTGACACAGCAAAAGCACTTGATGTCACCCTCCGGCATTATTTATTCCCATTATATTTAGAATCTTATCGTAAGATCACAAGCGAATATACAAAACTATTCCAAAAAGCTGCATTAGATAGCCCCGATCCATATGCACTTGCATTCATGCAGGAGTTTATGGAAAAATATGAAACACCCTTCTTCAAGTCCTGGAGTGATAGGGAAAAGGTGAAGATCTTCCAGATAATTGATGAAGAAGCCGCAAGAGGATATAATTGGCAGACCGTTTCAAGTAGGCTCAAAAAGTATTTCCAGACTAGGGATAGCTATTACTGGAAGATGGTGGCCCGAACTGAAGGGACAAGGATCTTCATTGAAGCCGGTACGGAAGCTGCAAAAGAACTTGGTGCTATTGAAAAGCGATGGATCTTCCAAGACGATGGCCTAAATTGTGAGCATTGCGCCGAGGCCTTCCTGGAGGGGTGGATACCAATTGATGATATCCCAAAAGCCGGCCAAGATATTCCCTTGCATCCGCATTGCAGGTGCTATTATGAATTTAGAACACAGAGCATGAAGGATGAAGGGTGGGACGCAAGAGAAGATATCAAAATCCGTGAAGCACAATCCGCTGAATCTGAAAGACCTTGGGATGCTATCAACGCCGAGCAAAGGACGGATTTCACAAAAGAAATGCATGATGCTTTGTGGGAATATTCCTCAACTTCATATTATGTGAACACTATATTGAGGCACCCATTAGATTACGCAAAGAGAATCACTTATACAAGCGTAATTGAGAGGACTAAAAAAGTCATTGAAGCAATGAGGCGATTATTCAACCTTCCTGGCAACACCATAAATGAAGATGATGTTATACTATGGAGGGGATTGCAAGAGAAGGATATCTTAGAGCATATTTTAGATCCAGATGATCCTGAACTAAAGGATATTTTCGATGACAAAGGATTTATCAGTACAAGCAAGGACACTAAAGTTGCACTTGGCTTTGGCCATGCATATATGGATTATGATGATAACAGTATCACATTACTAAAAATTCACGTTCCAAGAGGAACAAAAGTCATATTTATTGGTAATTCATATGCATATACACAAAGCGAAGTTATATTGCAAGATGGCTCAATGTTTCATATTAACAACGTTAGCACAAGACCTCCAACTGCAGATGAAATCAAGTTCTTATATGACGATGGGTTGGATATGGAAATGGCAAGAAATTTAAAGATTAAAATCTATGATGTTGATTACTTGGGGAGCATGCATGATTAAAGAAACAGATCCAAATAACAGGTTTGTTGCCGGCGAAGGCATTACAAGAGGGATTAATCTATGCCTTATGTGTACCCACTACCGCAAAGACAAAAAGTGTAATGCTTTCCCTGAAGGCATACCTCATGAAATATGGGTGTTACAAGTATTCCACACAAAGCCATACCCTGGCGATAATGGCATCAAATACAAACCTTTGCCAGAGTATGATAATTCAAATGAAGCATTAGGAATATGATAGATTTCAAACTTGATATCCAGACGGAGCCTATAAAGACTATTTTGGCAAAGGCCCCCCCTGAATTTAGAGATATAATCAATGCTGAGTTTGCAGATTGGGCGCTAAAAACAGTAAATAAGGCCAAGGCGAGAGCGCCTTACCAAACTGGAAATCTAAAACAATCTACCTTCCCAAAGAAAGAAACAGATTTCAAAATAACAGTATTTACAGATACAACAAAACTTCCAAATCCAGTAACTGGGGAAGTTTCTAACGTGGAGTATGCAAAATATGTTGAGCCTCCTCCGCTTGGTGTTGAAATGACAAGGCCAATGAAGCGGACCATGTTCTTGTATAATTCTGCAATGGAAGAACTTGAAATGATGACCAAGCGACTCCAAACTAGATTATTGAATTATCTTACTAAGGAAAAGTGATAACTATGTTCACCTTTGAAGGCGAATTTGCCAAAATGGACGATAAAAAAGACATGTATATCTTTGGCCCTGCATCTATGGAAATCTTGGATACGCAAGGCGATATAATAAAAATTGATGCCATCAGGAAGGCCTTACCCCAGCTATTGAAAAGAGCCAGGCTCACTGTGGATCATTCTGATCAGATTGTTGGCGAACTACTTGACACGCTAGAGCTTTCAGGGAAACTGTACAAGACTGAAGTCAGACTACCCTATCCCGAAGAACTTACAAAATTCAAAAATCTTGAAAATGGCAAAGAAGCACTCTTTGTTTTGGCTAGAATCTGGGACGATACTGAATATTGCAAGAAGATCCGAAAGTCAATTGCAAAAGGCCAATATAAGAAATACTCAATCACTGGCAACATCCTTGAAGCAAGGGCATGTACAAGAGAGGAGTATTGTGGAAGATTAGTTTCTGAACTAAATTTGTCAGCAGTTACAATCTGCAATGCAGGCGCAAATCCGGCTGCAGAATTTGATATTATCAAAAGAGATGATAAAATGGCAGAAGAAAAACCTATTGAAAAAATTGAAGAAAAAGCTCCCGTTCCTGAATTCCTCACAAAAGCAGATTTTGAGGCATACAAGGGCGAGACCTTTGCAAAGATAAACGAACTTACAGAGCTTATGAAAAAGCAGTTCGAAAAGAAAGAGGAAGAACAAAAGATCGAAAAAGAGGCCAAGAAACCTGAGGAAAAGCCTGAAGGCATCCTGGTCGATATGAAAAAAATGAAAGAAGAAGTCAAGGCAGAACTCAAGGAAGAGTTCACTGCAGTACAGAAATCCCACGCTGTTGAAGAAAAAGCACCAACAGCAGATGACCTTGCTGCAACACTTGCAAAAATTGAGCTAAGGTGAAATATATGACTGCACCATTTTTTAAAAGTTATGAAGCAATGTTAGATTATTATTACTGGAAGCCACTCAAAGAATCTGGATTTGATGTAAAAGTTCTCCAGAAAACAAAGAGCATGAGTGAACTTGATGAGGAGATAGGGAACTTCCTCCTGCAGAAAGAAGATGCCCCAATTATCACATCTACTACAGGGATTAGAAATATTCTATTTGGAGCAACGCTAAACTCTCAGGTTGTTCTAGAATCAAATGCATTTTCTCTCCTTCCAAAGAGGGCATGGAGTAAATCTGGGTACAGGGCACTAACTGAAGCAGGGCAGACCACAGGCGGAGATGTAACTGAAACAGGCGCAATACCTGACACTAAAAAACCAACTTTTGCTGAAGTATCAGTTTCTCCGCACACTGTTGCAAGATCCACAAACATGTCAGAAATTGAAAGGCTCCTTGAAGGCAAAGATGATACTGCCAAATGGGTAGACATCATCAACTACACAGCTGCAGAATTCAAGAACACTTTGAACAGGAACATCCTTGCAGATGCTGATGGCGCTGCAACAGATGGAACAATTATCACACCTCTTGATAGGATTGTTGCATCATATGATGAAGTCGCAGGCACAGAACTCACAACTAATGAAGGAGACGTTTACGGCATTGATAGAGATTCAGAGGCAACATGGACCGATGCCCAAGTTTCCCACGGTGGATCATCTGGAACTGAAACAGACAGAACTCTCACACTTTCTATGATTGACGATGTAATTGCTGCATGTGAGCCATATTGGGACTCAAGCAAGAACAAAGTCATTTTGACAGGATACGATACCGCTGCAAGAATCAACAAGCTAGAAAGGCCAAAAGAAGTCTATACCCCTGACGCATATGTTGAGTTCAACGTTAATGGTATCAAAGTAAGAGGTAAGGAAGCCGGAATTCCAGTTGCAACTTTCAACGGAATACCCATCATTAGATCCAACAATGTTGTCAAAGATACCATCTCAAGGATTTACATTCTAGATCTAGACCATCTCTCACTTGAAAACTTGAAGCCAATCACATACATTGAAACATCCGATCCATTTATCCAAAACAAGTTTGGAACTGAAGGAGTCTTCTCCTGGATAGGGGAAATCTGGTGTGACAGATTTGCTGCACAGGGAAAGATTAGAGGATTAGCATAATCCTCTTTTTTATTTTTTAGAGGAGATTAGATGACAAAAGTAAGATATAACGGACCTGAAACATTTTACAGTTATGAAGGAGTATCTGGCCTTCGATACAGATTCAATGCCCCTAGTAGGGAAGCTGAAGTAAAAAATGAAGCAGATATCAAGATGTTCAAAGAAAAGGGAGGATTCACTGTAATAGACGGTGTTGATCTTGGAAACTTACCAAAGGCCAAACGTGGTACTCCACAGGAAAAGGAAAAGAAAGAGGAATGATGTAAATGACATTTTCAAGCACGATAACTGAATATGGCAAATCCGGTGACAAAATAGTCACAAAGGGGACATTTACTGCAAGCGGTAACGAAACTGGTGGAGACATCAATACCGGACTTACAATATGTGAGTCTATCACCCTAACACCAAGTGGATCAAGTGTTGCTGCTGATCAATGCACTGTAAATGAAACTCTACCATGCGCCGGCAGCGCCGTGACAATCGTCACAACTGCAGGCGTAGACGGATACTGGAGAGCAGAGGGTTATTAATCCCTTTTATTTTTTTGGAGGGATAAAATGAAGAAGATCACAATAACAATATTATTGGCCTTATTTTTGGCCGCAATGGTATCGCCAGCAATGGCAGCCAATAAACATTTGCACCGTAATTACGGTGGAGATTGCAACACGGCGAAGATCACTGTAAACAGTGGCACCGTTACAATAGATCTAGATGATGTAAAAGACTTCAATATATCTGTTCAGGGGTACACGGCTGCAACGCTTGACATCAATTCAACGGCGCTTTGGGTGACCAGGGATGGAAATTACACCAATACATATTGGCTATTTGCAAATGCAAGTTACAATACTATTGGCGAAATATATGATGTTCTTGATGCAAGAAGCGATATCACAGTTACAGCATACGATAATCTCACAAGATCAGTTGCATGCACTGCATTAAATGATGTTTCTGCCCAGGATGTCAATGGATCCACAATTTACACAGTTCTTGACACACAAGCAAATACCTACACCACAACAAACTATCCAACTTTTGGCTCACTTGAAACTGCACTTGAGGCAACTTCAAACATGACCGTGGCATGGTCTAGTCAGGTAGCAAATCAAAAGAAAGCAAGGTTATCCACTAGTACATTAGACGATCAGTCGATAACTTCCATCAAGGCAACTTCAGTGACACTCACTGCAGGACCAACAGTTTCAGAAGTTCACAGCCCATATGTATCAATATCTGGAACTATTGCAGATGTATTGTTTGGATTGCAGCTTTACGAATATCCAAACTGGCAAGTTGCAAACTCTGACGGAACAAACATGACCGTGGTTGCCGGGCCATAATCAGTGATTAGGGGGAATAATTGTGGACATGTCACAAATGACGGAGGCGATCATGGAAATCCAAAGAAGTTTGGCTAAAATAGAAACTGATGTCTCATGGATAAAAAAGAATGCCATTACCCAAAAAGGCGATACTGATAATCTTTGCAAAAGGGTGGATAATCTTGAAGTTTGGCAGAATAAGGCAAACGGCGCTTTGATTGTCCTTGAGATTTTTATGGCGGGCCTTGGATTTACATTGATACTCAAAATATTCGAGGTAATCTAATGAGGGCCTTCACGATCACTTATACTGGGGCAAACGCAACATGCACGGCATATCTTGAAGGTGGAGTTTTATACCTTGTGGACTCCGCAACACGATCATTTTCCCTCTCCCATAATGATTATAATACTTTGACAGAGCTTATCACCGCAATAAATCTACTCACGGGATACTCGGCAACGCTTATTGCTCCAGGAACAACAGCTTCAACAGAACTGAATGAGATATCATCTTCCCACGCTGCAAATCTAAAGTCAACTTTATACACCATGACTTATGGCAATTACACAAGCCCCAAGAAAGTAACTGACTTCCTCAATGTGTCTGCAAATGATATTCAAAGCACATGGCTTGATGATGCTGATGCAGATATAGAAAACTATACTGGAAAGAAGTTCAAAAGCACAACAATCACAAGCCAATCAATTGATGTCTCAAGGGAAAAGATTGCAACATGCAATAATTATGAGGCATATGTTGGCCTTAGAAGCAACGCTTACTACCTGGAAGATTATGCGCCCCTGGTGACACTTTCGGCATTAACAATCGATGGCATCACAGTTACGCCATCTTATGCGATCTTGGATTATAACAAGATCATACTAACTTCAAATGCCGAAACAACTGTTTTTATTCCCGGTAAAAGCAAAATGACAATTACCCTCTCATATGGCTGTGCAGTGGATTCGGCAGAAGGAAAGTTGGCATCAGAATACTCTACACTGTTTGTTGCACAAAAATATTCCCAGGCATCATTTTCTGAAGAGAAATCAAAAGGAAGTTCTGCAACAAGACATCACGCTGGAACTGTTTATGATGTAAGTATGGAATTTAGCGAAGAAAAGAAAACTGAACGTGAGTGGACTTATCGTATGAGGGATATCAAAAAGGCGCTTGGTGGGCGCATGGGGTATGTGTTCACATGACATTTGGGCCCGTTGCATTTTTGGCAAATGTTGAAAGGATCTTTGCAGCATACAATGGACTAACAACTGTTACTTGGAGCAGGCCCACAAAACTCACAACTTCAGTTGCATCCCCTGAAATAAACATTGATTATGTTGTTGCATCAGTGGATTCAGTTTCATTGAGCCAGCCTCATAAAAAAATTTCATTTTATGTAAGATTCACAATCTTTGAAGAACAAACAACTTCATCATCCCAGATGGATACACTCTATCAGGGAATACTCGGCGCAGTTGCTGCAAATCCTACACTGGAAGATATTAACAAAGTGGCAACTTGCGATTATTTTGGTACTTTCAATGGCAGGGAAATCAGTTGGGATTTTGTCGCAACTGAAAGAAACGGTATCTCTGTTAATGCAATGAAAATAGACGTACCTTGTGAGGTACGAGACACATAAAGGTGAAAAATTATGGTACTCTATAAAGGAGACGTTTTTGTAAAAAAGGAAAGTTCATGGGGGACTGCAGTTGATCCAACAGCGCCAACTACGGCAGCTATTGAACTTTTAGGATTAGATTCAGAATATGAATATGGTCTTGAAAATCAGATCACTGCAGTTAATCCGGCTGCAATGGCATACCCATCTGAGATTTCATACCACACAGCAAAGGCAAGAGGGAAGATAAACTTTGTCTACAATAGCGCATTGCCATTTGCAATAATGATGGGGGCAATTGCTGCAAAGGACCCAGTTGAAGTGGCAGCACCATATACATGGACTATAACACAATCTGGGACTCCATCACCCTTCACAGCATCATGTATGATGAAGGGAACAAATGATAAGCTGGCGCAGATCGTTGGGTGTTATGCAAAAAGCTTATCGTTCAAGATGAGCCAAAATGAGCCGGTATCAGGATCATTGGATATTATTGGGAAGAATCTTGATCTAAATAGCCCCTTCACAGCACCAACAACAGTCACAATTGATGATGCAACAGCATGGAAGCCTCACGAGTTCTCATATTCAATAGGCACCATCAGTGCGATTGATTATATAACTGATCTTGAATTCACGATAGCAAGGGGTGTTGATCTTGGTCATGGCCTTGCAGCGAGGACGCCATCCACAGCTTATGCCGGTAAGTTTGAGCCAATTAATGGATCAATATCATGTTATATCCCAGACTCAGCAACAGCAAACGAAATTGAGCAGTTAGTGCTTGGAGGAACAACAATAACTGAAGCTCTTGTTGCAAAAGATATTGTAATTGACAAGACCTATGCTGACACAACAGCAGATACTGCAAAGATCACATTATCAAATGCAATATTTGGAGATTATAGCGCATTATTTCCCCTCGACACAAAGATGACTTATAAATTCGGATTCTCGGCAACACATGCAACAGTATTGTGGGAGGCCCCATCAACAGTTGCTGCAAGTGGGTGGTGATAGAATCGCAATAATTGATAAATCATACTTTCTCCATGAAAGGGATGAAAACGGCAAACTAAAAGCCTTACTTGTTGAGATGGAGCCTGGCAAGGAAGTCAAGATCATACCAATACCAGAGGGAGAAATAGCACTGTTATCCGATCCAATAAAAGGGTATGAAGTACTCTCAGCGCATATTGTTGAGCCAAAACTCACACCTGATGAAATCAAAAATTTTGGGAAGACAAAGGCAATAGCCAATCTTGTCCAAAAACTTCTGGATATCAGTGATATAAAAGAATCCTTTCGTCCTGAATCAGGAAGCAAAGGCAAGGCTCCTTGAGGAGCAGGTATTACATCAACTTGGGTACAAAGTATGGGAAATACCAAAACTAACGATCTTGGAAAAAAGAAGATTGGTAAGAGGGTATGTATTGTATCAAAATCCTACAGAAGATACCCAGGATGAAAAGAGAATCCAAGCGGAAGAACTAATCAAAAAGAGGAAAGAGCATCATGGCAGAGCAAAACGTCAAGATAACAGTAACGGCTGAAGACCGTGCATCCGGGCCAATAAAAAACGTTCAAAGTTCACTAAGCGGCCTTGAAAAAGCAGGAGGCGCAGTCGGCGGTGCAATGTATTCTATGGGCCATGCTGCTGAAGTTGCCATGGGTACTTTGGCGACTGCAGTCATAACTCATGGTGTTGCAGCAATACAGAACTTGAGCCGTGAAATGGTACAGCTTTCCATCGAGCAATCAAAATTTCAATCACAGACACAAAATCTTTTGAAAAATACTGGGATGCAATCATATTCAAAGCAAGTTGAAAATGTAATTGATTTACATTCTGATCTAACTTCTTTTGACGATAATTCTGTGAGAAAGAGTTTCAATGATCTAATCGCTTCAACAAAAGATTACGATAGATCGCTCAAACTATTATCGGCTGCTGAAGATCTTGCAGCTGCAAAAGGGATAGATCTAGAATCTGCAACAGGCCAAATAATAACAGCGCTTGAAAGCTCAACACGTGCCTTGGAAAAACAAGGTGTTGAAATAGATTCAGTTGGCTACAAATCAATGACAACTGCACAAAAGATTGATTACCTAGCACAACAGATGGAAAAATCTTTTGGAGGTAGTGCTGAAGTACTACGGAATTCTACAGCGGGAATATTTGCAAACTATGAAAATCAGATCCAGAATCTAAAAACTCTTTTTGGAAATGAACTGACCGAGACCATAGCGCCAGCTCTTGAAGATATTGCAAATAAGATTTCAGCTATGATTGATTCAGGCGAGCTACAGCCACTTGCAGATGCCTTTGGGAATCTAGTTACACATGCGATTAGCCTTGGCTCTGAACTTGGCGGCGTGATAATGAAGCTTACAGGTGTCTCTTCTTCAGAAGAGGCTATCGCAAAGCTTGCTGATGCTTTTGATAGGGTGGCATACGTACTTGGGGTAGTTGAAAACGTTCTTTCAAGAATTAATTTCTTGATCAAAGATCTGCAAATAGATAAGATCATTAATTTTGGGATTAGGGCCACAAGTCCAGGGGCGATGGCTCTTTGGGACTATGCCGGCCAGCAGGTCCAGTATGAAAAAGCTGGGGCATATACACCATACGAAGCTGCAAGTAGGGGCCTATGGTCTAGCCCAGGAACTGTTGTTACCCCCCCTCCTAAAACTGAAACGGCTGCTGATGTTTTGGCAAGGCTTCGTGAAGGCACCAAGGTAGAAACAGAGAATCAGCAAAGCAAAAAAGATAACTCACTTGCAGTTCAAAACAACACTCAAAACATGCAAACTGCAACAGAGCTTCTCAAATTGTACAAAGACCAGACCTCCCAAACTGGAACCCAGATTGTCCAGCTGGGCCAAACTGCAGGGTCTGCAATAGGGTACATGAACAGCGCAATGGACTCTGTGAGGCAGATGCTAGGCGCTTCCGGTGGCGGAGGTGGCGGGTGCAGGACCTTCAAAAGCGGCAGCTACACAACAGATGGGCACAATGAAAGCTATTCTTCCGGAGGCGGACCGTCAGGTTCCCCGGGAATGGCCTGGTACAACGTTTTAGGGAATGAAAATGCGGGCGTTGTGGCTGCTATGGGGCCACAGTGGGCATCTACAGTCACAAACGTTGTGAGAAACTCCTGCTCCGGCAAGGTCTGCAGCTTTGAGGCCGACGGTCAAAAATTCTACGGGGATGGCGCTGGAGGGTATTCTTCTGTAAATGATGCACTGATCACAAGCAAGGGGGATGTGATCCAGTTTCATCCTGACGACAATATACTGGCCTTCAAGGACGGGTCAAAAGTGGGAGGTAAAAATATTACCATCCACAACACTTTCAATATTTCGGGTAATGGCGATCCCGATAGGATTGCCGAAGAAATCATGAAAAAAATCACAAGGATAGGCAGGATAGGATTTTGATGGAAATTCCGCTTAAAACAAAGATCGAGTTGGAGCTTGTCCACATGGACAGAAATGGAAAGGTAATAGAAATCATAAAACTAAATGGGGAAGAAGATAACAATGGCAACTG